GGATTTGAGGATTTAAAAGATTCGCTTGATACTGTTTTTGGAAGTATGGAAGCAGGTGATCAGGCGATGGATCAAGTCTTTAAATTTGCACAAACAACACCATTCCAAATTGAAGATGCCACAAAAGCATTCATACAGCTTAAGTCAGCAGGTGTAGAGCCAAATATGGAAATGCTACAAACTTTTGCAGACGTAGCGTCAACATCTATTGACCAACTAGGTGCTTTTGAAGCGATGGTAAGGATTGTTCAAAGATCAGCTGCAGGTGGTATGGGTCTGGAAGAAATAAATCAATTAGATGATAGAGGAATACCTGCTACAAAAATTCTTACTGATGCACTAGGAAAATCACGAGAAGAGTTATCTGAATTTGGTAAGACTGCTGAGGGTGCAGCAGAAATGGTTAGAATTCTTATTGACGGATTGCAGGAGCAGTTTGGTGGTGCAATGGAATCAAAGATGGATAACCTGTCTACGAAAACATCTAATATGACAATTGCATTTAAACAGTTAGCTGATGAAGTCTTTAAATCTGGACTTGGTGATTTCCTTAAAGATATTGCTGATGGTCTTACTGAAATGGCAAATAGTGCTGCAAGATTAGTTAGACAAGTTACAGGAAATTTAACACTCATTGATAGAACAGGTACATCTGATCCTGCTCAACAGCTTATTGAATTAAGGAAACAAAGAGAAGAACTTGTAAAAACTAGAGATGCAGCAAAAGCAGGTATGGATGCAGGTTTTGGTGGTAAAAATATTGGAGACTTCTTTGATTCAATTGGAGCAATATCAATATTAGATTTTGAGATTGCTGATCTTGCTGCAAAACTTATTGATACTGGACCATTAATTAAGAAAGCTTTTGAGCTTGATCCAGAATTTATTAATTTTATGCCTGAATTACAAAAAAGAGTAGAAGGTTTAAAAAGTGAAGCTGATCTCCTTAATGAAGAAATGGCTATGTTTAATAAAATATTAGCTGATCCAGAAGTAATGAAAGCACTAAAGCTTACAGAAGAACAGATAAATGCAATTTTAACTCAAATATCAACAGAATTAGATGAACTTGAATCTGATAGTGGGGGTGCAATAAAAGCAATTGATGCATTAAATCAAGTTTTACAAGAATCTGTAAATGCTTTTTCTACGGATTTTGTTAATGCACTAATGGAAGGCAAAGATGCATTAAGTAGTTTTAAAGACTTCGCAAAAAGTTTAGTTGCACAAATTATTTCAACTTTTATGCAATTAGCTGTTGTAAATCAAATTATAAATGCAGTTTTTGCAGGTCAAATAGAAGCTGGAAATATGACAGCATTGCCAACTATAAAACTTGCATCAGGTGGAACAGCACAAAGAGGCAGAGCAACATTAGTTGGTGAACGTGGTCCAGAAATTTTTGTTCCAAATACAGGTGGAACAGTTTTAAATAACATGAACTCAAGAAATGCTATAGGAGGACAATCTGTTAATGTTTATCAAAATCTTAATTTTGCAACAGGGGTTGTCCCAACTGTTAGAGCAGAAGTTACTAAAATGCTTCCTCAAATAGCAGAAGTAACAAAAGGTGCTGTGCAAGAATCTGCTATGAGAGGTGGTTCATTTAGGAGGAGCTTGATAGGTGGCTAGAATAATTGATATGCCAACAACTCCAAATTTTATAAGGAGTAATTTTAAACTTGTAAGGACAGTAGGAACTGTAGTTTCGCCCTATACAGGAAAAATTAGAACACAAGAATATGATGGTGTCTTCTGGGAGGCAACTGTTACCTTACCACCAATGAGGAGAGATGTTGCAGTTAACTGGCAATCATTTTTATTAGAATTAAATGGGCCAGTAAATCATTTTAAATTTGCTGATCCAGATGCATTAACAAATACAGGAACATACGATGGCACAACTTTACTTTCAGATCATAGAATAAGCGCATCTAGTCAAACATTAACTTTTAATAATACTAACAATGTTATTACTGGAAGTAGTAATGTGTTTGATCCAGTAAGTGTTGGTGATTTTATCTTTATTACTGGTGCAGAAGACGTTTCAAATAATGGTTCACATAAAATAACAACAAAAACTGATGCAAATACAATTCGCGTTGACACAACTCTTACTTCTAGAGTAGGAGATTCAGGAATAACTATTAAATGTAATCAAAAAGGTGCAACTGGTCTTAATCTTGACGCAAGTTCTAATTCAGCTACAGGAACAATTAAAAAAGGTGATTATTTACAGATAACTAGTGGAACAAGTGCTACAGGTAATCCTGTTCAATATGTAATGGCAACTGAAGATGCAACTTTAAATGTTAATAGTGGTGCTGATCATTATGGAGTAAGAATCCAACCTAAACTTAGAACAGAACTTGCGAATAATTATGTCGTTAGATTTGCAACTCCAAAAGGTTTATTTAGACTTGCAGGAAAAGATGTAGATTGGGATGCTGACCAAATTTCTAATTATGGCATTTCTTTTTCATGCATTGAGGTAGTATGACTTTTAATAGAGACGGTATTGATTCAACTATTGCTGATCTTTTAGCGCAAGATCATCAGATTTTATTTTTTGCAGTAAAAGCTGAGTTTGATTCTGGTGATGTGCGTGTTTGGTCTGGTGATGGAGATTTATCTGTTGGTGGCGAAAATTATTTAGGTGTTGGAACATTATTGCAAATAAGTGGTGCAGAAGATAATTTAGAATTAACTTCAACAGGTGTTTCTGTTTCACTTGCAGGTATGGATGCGACCGTTCTAAATCTTGCCTTGACAGAAAATTATCAAAATAGATTTTTAACAATATTTCTTGGGTTTTTATCTGGTAGTACAGACGTTTCTGTGGGAACAATGACAGTTTTTAAAGGCAGAATGCAAAGTATGACAATTAATGATGACCCAAATGGTTCAATAATACAGATTGATGCAGAAAATAGACTTATTGATTTAAACAGACCATCAAATCTACGTTATACAAAAGAATCGCAAAAATATATAGATTCATCAGACTCCTGTTTTAACAGAGTTCAAGCACTAGCAGATAAAGAAGTTATTTGGGGCAAATCCTCAACTAATACAGGTCGTGGTTCTGGAGGCAGAGGAGGAGGAGTAGGACCAGATTCTGCAGGTGGCAGAAATGACAAAATATTAAGTGAATTTAAATAATGAAAAAAAAAATAGATTGGCAAATACATTTTAATAAATTTATTGAAAAAAATTTTGATAAGCCATTTGAATGGGGTAAGTGGGATTGTTGTTTATTTTCTAATGCTTGCATAAAAGCGATTACAGGCGAATCTTTAATACCGAAGGAATTAGTATGGAAAGATAAAGAAAGTGCCTTACAAGCGATTACAGACTATGGTACGACCCTTCAAAAGTCTATAGCAAAAGCTTCAGAAAAAAAGAATTTAAAAAAAGTAAATTTAAATCTATTACAAAAAGGTGATTTAGTTGTTATAGAAAATAATGGCCAGGTTTGTGGTATCTATGATGGCAGTAAAACTTTAGGACCAAATGATGAAGGAATTGCAGCAATTTCTGGCAGTAAAATCCTTGAAGCATGGAGAATAAGTGAGTAAACATATTAAAAATGCACTCAAAGTTTTTGTTGTAACTTTTTTAGTTATAGCAACAGCAGGTGCTGCAGGACTTACGCTTTTAAGTGGAACTGCAATAACTGCAGGTGTTGCCGCAAAAATGGCTGCAATGTCAGCACTTACAACACTTGTCGGTGGTCTTATGTCAAAAGGTGTTGGTGGTGCAGGAGGAAACTTTAATGAAGGATCAAAAATTGCATCACGTTCTGCTTCTGCTCCAAGACAAATAATCTATGGTGAAGCTAAAGTAGGTGGAACGATTACACACATTGAAACGACAGGAACAGATAATAGTAAATTACAACTCATAATTGTTTTAGCAGGACATCCATGCCATAGCTTAGAAAAAGTTGTTATTAATGATGAGGAATTGACAACAACAACTGTTAGTGGATTTCAAGTAGCTACAAACTCTAAATTTACAAATACTGATAATGATAATGCATTCGCAAGTGGCAGACTTTTAAGATTTATTTTTAAAGATGGTTCTCAAACAACAGCAGATACAAATGTTACAAATGCAATATCTAGTTTTGGTGCAAATGATAAGTTTATTGGAATGTCTTATGTATTCATGGAAATGATTTATGACTCAGAGGCGTTTGGTGGAGGAATACCACCACTTTCATTTATTGTGAAAGGAAAAAAATTATTTGATCCAAGAACAAATGAAACAGCATTTATTGATAGCACAGGAAAAGAAATTGGAACAAATCCTGCTTTACAAGTTTTAGATTTTGTTCAAGATACAACTTATGGTCTGAAAGCTCAAAGTAGTGAAGTTTGTCTTACTAATTCTTTAGGAAGTTTCAAGGTTGCAGCAAATACATGTGATGCAAATGCAGGTATTGTTAGTGTTACTAATAATGGAGCAGTCAACAATTCTACAAGTGTTCCAATAAATACAACAAATGATAATCATTTACTGATAACAAGGGGCAGTAGAGTTACAGGCACAGATGCAAATGGAAATTCTATTGATACAACAGTTGTAAGAAGATTAATAGATACAATTACTCTTGCGAATGCAGTAACTTTAAATGATAACACTACACTTACTATCGGAGAGACTGCATATAAAAGCAGTGGGTTTACAGATTTTTCATCTGATGGTGAAGCAATATTATCAGGTTTACTTAGTGCGATGGCAGGTCGTATGTCTTACGTTAATGGAAAATTTGTTATTTTTGCAGGTGCATCAGGTTCACCAGATTTGACAATAACAGATGATAATTTACTAGAACCAATTCAAATAGTAACAAAGCCAAATGCAGGTGATAACTATAATCAAGTAAAAGCTGTTTTTGTAGACGCTAATAAAAATTTTATTGCTACTGATTCACCTGTTTTAACACCAACAAATCCATCAAGTACAAATTCATATCTTAGCGAAGATACACCTTCTGGCGAAAGTGATGCAAATTATAAAAAGCTACTAGAACTTCAACTGCCGTTTACAACGTCTGTAACTATGGCCGAGAGAATTGCACAGACACAGATTTTACATAGTAGACAAGACACAACTATTTCAATGCTTTGTAATGTAAATTATATGAAGTTACAACCTTTTGATTATGTAAGAGTTACAAATGAAAGACTAAGTTATACAAATAAACTATTTGAAGTTTTATCAGTTGCTCTTGAAATCATAGAATCAGATTCAGTGCCAGTTGTAGCTACAAGATTAGAATTAAAAGAAATAGATAATGCAGTCTGGACGTTCGCTCAAAGTGATTATGTAAAACCAGTTACAGATACTACAGCCCCAACAACAGGGAGTTATAGTGTTCCTGTTCCAACTCTAACAGGAAGTTCACCCACCTATAATGCAGTGCTTCAGAAAGTTAATACTGGATATGATATAAAAGTGGTATGGACTAATCAGGTTGATGATAACGTGCAAGGCACAGAAATACTTTATGGAACATCATCTGGCACTTACGACTCATCTGTTCTAGCAGGAAAAGGTTCAAGCCAAGAATTAATTAATAATGTCAAACCAGATACTACTTATTTTATTGTTTTAAGACACTTTAGCTCAAATAATGTTTTTAGTGATAAAACTGCAGAAATACAAGTTCAAACAAATACTGCACTTACACCTGATACAATTTCAGATTTATCAAGAGTTCAAGATAAGCCATTCCACATAGGTCTTTCATGGACTAACCCTAACGCTTCGGACTTGCGAGAAATACGCATACATAGAGCCACAAGCTCTTTTACAACAGGTCAAGCAACTAACAGTAATCTAGTAAGAACAATAGCTGCAGCACCTAATGTTGTCCAACAAGCAAGTTTTGGAGTAGAAGATGGTTTGACTGCAGGAACAACATATTATTTTAGAGTTGTGCCAGTTTCATACTTCAACAAAGTCGGAACTGCATCTAATGAAGTAAATGGATCATTTGCAAAAGTTGCAGGTACAGATATTCAAACTGATACTAGAATTGTTGCAGGTACACATCCAAACGTAGGTGTTCTTGATGGTTCTCATAACTCTTTAAGGATTTATGCAGGTAATCTAAATACACCAACCTCTGCACCTTTTCAAGTTACACAAACAGGTCTTTTGACAGCAGAAAATGCAACCATATCTGGAACTATAAAATCTGGTCAAGAAATACAAGTAGGTTCTGGTGCAAGAACAGTAAACATTTCTGGAGTTACACAATCAGCTACGATTCTTACAGCAGGAAGTGATGATCTTTCAAATGCACCATTTAGAGTATTAGCTGATGGTACTGTTGAACTTACAAAAGTAAATATATTTACAACTGATGGTGGTCAGGTCTTTGATAAAACTTCAGGATTTACAGGACTTGGTATTACAAGTATTGCACAAGAATTAGGTACAAGTACAAGTGATTATACAAAGTTTATGTTATCAACTGACACTGTAAAGATAACACTATCAAATTCAGATACAAGTACAAGCCAAGATCATACTCTTACATTCAAATCAAGATTCAGTGGAATTCTAAGAGGGAGAACTAGTAGTGGTAATATTGATACTGCAATCCAAAAAATACCAAATAAGATAAAAATGAGATTGATGCAAAACACAAGTGCATCAACATCAGGTGGTACAGAGGTGTCAGGTTCAGCTTTAGGTGGTGCATTTTCTACAGGTGCATCTAGAGTAACTTCTATTACAAATGCATCAGAACAGTTTTTAATAACAACATTTACAGAAAGCGATAATTTTTTTACAACCAATGAAGCAAATTCAGTTATCGGACAAGGATTAATTAATTCTGATGGATTCTTTGAAACAGAAACAAACTTAACATTAACTGTTCCTTCTGGTCAATCTAGTAAAGAATTCTTTTTTTATATAGAAATAGCAGTTGTAGTTGATAATAGTGATGCTACAGCAACAGCAGTAGGAACAAGAGGAAGAACTCTTAATATTACAGGAGATAGTTTCTTTGTAGATGAAAGCACAGGTGCAGGTTCAGATTCATCTGTAGGTGATATTACAGCAGTTATTGCAGGTACTAATCTTAATGGTGGTGGAACTTCTGGAAGTGTTACGCTTAATTTAGATTCAACCATTGCAGGCAATCATACATTCTCAAACAACCTCATAGTTGGTGGCGATCTTACAGTACAAGGCACAACCACAACGATTGATACCACAAACTTAGATGTAAAAGATAAAAACATAACGCTTAACTTCTCAACAGGTGATTCTTCTGCAAATGCAAATGGAGCAGGTATAACTATTCAAGATGCAGTTAGTGCAGGTAATGATGCAACGATTCTATGGGATAACACAAATGATGAGTTTGATTTTTCACATAAAATAAATGTTACAGGAACTATTGATGCTAGTGGAGATGTAACCACAACTGGTCACTATATTGCAGATACACACTTTAGGTCTTCAGATAGTAATGCCACATTATCCGCTACTGGTGGTGGTGGTGTATTTTTAAGACCTGATGGTCATAGTAGTAGTAGTAATCAATTTTTTATAGCATCAGGAACAGGCAATGCCACCTTTGGAGGAGCTATATTTAGTGGAGATGTTAACTCTACAGGTATTCTAAAATCAACTAAAACATCTTTCCCACAATTACAACTTAATGATGCAAGTAATGAAGTTAAGATTGGACATTCAGGCAACACCTTATTTATAAAAAGAGGAGATAGCGATGGAGAAATAAGGTTTAGAAACACAGATAATACCGACCCATTTATATTTGGTATGTCTACAAGTTCTCCACAACTTACAACAACCGCAACAATATCAGTTCTTGGTGACAATAAATTACTTAAGTTTGATAATGGTACAAAGCTGATTGGTGATCATGCATTTGATGGCTTACAAATAAGAACTAGCGATACTGATGCTATTGTATTTAAAACAAATGGTAATAATCCAAGATTTAGAATACTGGGTAATGGTGAAATACAAGTTGGCACTACAACTATTTCAGATCAGTCAAGAAACCTCACAAATATCAGCACTATCTCTAGTGGTGCAATAACAAGTACAGGAGCTTCCTCTGGCAGATATACAGGTTTAGAAGTAGTTAACTCAACAAATGCAGGTGGCACAGAAACAGCAATTGGTCTTGGTGTTGTATCTGCTAGTTCTAATGCATGTGATGTAACAAATAGAGTTGGTGCTGATTTTGGTTCAGATTTTTATATTGAACAAACTGATTCTTCAGGTTCACAACAAGAAACATTTAGAATTACAGAATCAGGCAACGCTTCATTTGGAGGAACTATCTCTAGTGGTGCAATAACAAGTTCAGGTGGTTTTACATCAACCCATGGAACTTCTTTCGTATCTTCAACAGGCTCAGGCACAGCTTTTACATCACATAATTCTGTTTATTTTAGGCTAGTATCGCCTACTGTGGAATCAGGACATACAGCCAAACATGAAATTAGTGCGGGTTGGACAGCTGATGGTACAAGAACATATGAAGCACCTAAAAATGATGGCACATTCAATTTCAATCACGAATTTGGCTACAACTTTACAGAAGAAAATTGGTATTTTGAAGATAAATTAAAAGTTGGTAATTTAAACATAGGTGCTACAAATGTCATAGATTCTTCAAAAAACTTACTTAATATCGGTACTATCTCTAGTGGTGATATTACTGTTAACACAAATGGAAGAATTGGAACAGCAGGTGGTGAGACTTTTATTGCACATAATGGCACTACAGATTCTGGAATTAGATTTAGAGGAAGTGGCGAGATTATCCCTGTTACTTTTGCAGGGACAGGCTCAAATGGTGTTACTGATTTAGGTTCAGCAGGTTTTAGATTTAGAAATCTACATCTATCAGGAACTATTAGTAGTGGTGCAATCACCTCAACAGGAAATTCACAACTTAATGGAGATGTTCAAATTGGTGGCAATTTAACTGTTAACGGTACAATTAATCTAGGCGATGCTAATACAGATAACATTGTTTTTGGAGCAGATGTAGACTCGCATATATTACCAGATGATGATAAAACATTTGACTTAGGTAGTTCATCTAAACAATGGAGAGAGCTTTATGCAAAAGGCGCTGACTTTGAAGCAGATATTAATGTTGGTGGTCAGTTAACTGTAACTGGAAATACAAGTTTAAATGGTTACGTTAATTTAGGTGATGCTGGATCTGATATTATAGCTGTTAATGGTATTTCAGCTTTTGGAGCAGAGGTTAATGTTGGTCAAAACGGAGATGGTCATATAGTTAAGTTTTTTGGTGATACGTCTGGTAGAAAAATTGATTTTGATCCAACTGGTAATGCAAGCCTAAACTTTACTGATACTACTATGGCTAAGTTTGGTGATTCAGGTGATCTTCAAATATATCACAATGGTACAGCAAACTACATTGACAGTAACGGTGGTCAAATGTTTTTAAGAGCATCTGTATCAGATGGTAAAATGTTTTTTATGGGTGATGATGGTAACGGTGGTTATGCAGAATACTTTTATTTAGATGGTGCTGCAGCTGTTTACGATAGTAACCAAGGTCAAGCTGTTTCTGTAGAAACTAGGTTTCCACCAGATTCAAAAGCAACTTTTGGTATTACAGGTTCAATGCAAACAAGTTTATGGAATAGTAATGCTGGAGACTTCTTTATGTCAGAAACAGGTGGTGGTAACATGAACTTTCACACTGATGGTAC